CCAATAACCGAGAACCTGTTACCACTGACAAATGACACATACCCGCGACGGCGTTCCCCTCTGGGTCTACTACGAGAGAAAAACCCCCATTGTTGACCTCGCTGAGGTTCAAGAAGATAACATCTATTTTATGTTGGAGAGAGGAATGCCATGTGAACCCGTTTTCATACTAGAAAAAGATATTTCCAAAAACAGAATCACTGTGCAAACCCTCCAAGAAAGAAGGAAAAAAGAAATAGATTTGTACAAGTTTCAAAAGGGGGTTGTAAAGTTCTATGAAAACGAAATCGACCCTTAACGAATGAAAGTTGTTCCCCTCCCTTATCCCACTAAAGATGAAGGAAGGAATAAGGGAAGGGGTTAGGGGGAACCGTTGGTTCCCCCTACTTAAACCATTGCGTGATCTGTCGAATCCCATTCTTATCGTTATGTATCTTCTCTAACACCTTATCGAACAACAACTCCTTCACTTTCGCCGCACAATACTTCTCCTTTTTCTTCATGAACGTCTCCAAGTCCGGATACTCCTCCTCCAATTTTTTTATCGTCTTTTTATACTCTCTTACCGCCGAATGATGCCCCTTGGCTTTCCAGATTTTTTCCACCTCTAAACCAAACAGCTGCATCAACGGTTTCATGATTTGGTTGGTAATATAATGGTGGTAGTCGATCGATATCTTGTTTTCGATAATGAATTGCGGGGTTTCGATCTTATCCCCCTGCAGCGCCTTCTTATTGTCGTTCTGGACAAATACAAACTTGATACGATCCCCCGATTTGGGTTTGTTTCCCGGATCGCGTTTCCCGATGCGCTCGGCCAACACATTATGTCCAATAGACTCGGGGTTCTTATACTCTGAGCGGAGGGCTTTCGTGATCGCGAGTTTTTCCATCGACACCTTACCATCAATCAGCTCTTGTAGCCTTTCTTGTAGATGCGTCGTGGCCAGTGTAATGTCCGTGCTTTTCATCAATATGTCCAGGACACCTCCATACACGTCTTTCATGTAATCGCACGAATCGCGCCGCTTGAGCGGTAATCCCATGTACTTCAGTTTGCCCTTGTTCGGGTTCTCTTCGTAGAGCATCCCGACATAACGTTTTTTCGACAGCAAAATGAAGGGCATCAGGGTTTTTTCATATGCCAAGTCCATCGGGGGTTTGAGCCATTGGCTGCAGAGAGCGGCTGCATCCTGGGCGATTTCGATCGTCATCTCGAGCGCCGGTTTTCCCACGATTTTTTCGCCCGTCTCAGCATTTTCCAAGTTGAAGGTGAAGAATACACTGTCGGTGTTGTGGACAATCATGTTACCAATGCCTGCGGCGAAATGATGGTTTTCCGTGGTCAGGTCGTAGACATATCCTTCATAAGGGATCTCGATAATAGATTTAATACGATTATCTAACGTCTCATCTTTCGGATCGTAGGTAAGAACATACGTATTCGTATAAACACTGTACGATGTTTTAAGTGGAATGTCAAAGCTAGAGCATGCCGAACGGAATACTTCCACAAGCAACTGTTTTTCCTCCGGGCAGCAGAGTTTGATGATAATATTTTGATCCTTATGAATGACACCCTTACTCAATTTTCGGAAGGTTTCTTGATACACCAGGCCAGGCGGTTTGTTAGGGTCGATGGTTTCTTCGTAAAACGTTTCAGGACTTACACCATAGACGTCATATTCGTCTTCGTACTCGTTATATATATTATGATGCAACAGCTCAGTACCTACTAGACAATCCTTGGGGCTTATTTCTTGTCCATTGGGTAACAATAATGAGTGGTCGTCGGTCACATCCACAATAGCATTGTCAGTGACGATACGAAACATTTTTTTATGAGGCGCCAGTTTATGACGAATCACCCTATGCAACTTGGTCCATCCCTTTTCGGTCCAGGCCTCCGTATCCTCCAATTCACAAAATTCTTTGGTTTCCTTACCTTCTTCGGTGCAGGTTTGCCAATGGTCATTACCACAACGCCTTGCCAAATCACAAATAAATGTTCGCATTACTCCTCCTTCGATCCGAATGAGGACGGGGGTATAAGACGCCACACTGTCACCATAGACATATTCGGCTCTCGTACGCACTGGTCCCTGCAGGGCCGTGTCATAGACCCGGTCCCCGTAGACCTCCTCGATAATACGCCGCGCATACGTAATCATCATACGCCCGGTTGCCGTCGTCGACGCAGCCACATTCTTTTCATAGAAACTCGACGTGCGCGACCCACATTGTCCATAGAGCGAATTGGCTGTGACCTTGTAAGCGAGTTGGCGCTTGTCTAAAATATTCTGCATGAACGGGTCCTTCTCGCTCTTGATCAGTTTACGTGTGTCGGACCGGGCCTTGAGCAGCTCTTCCAGGATAGACGGTAAGATCGATTTCTTGTTGTTCGGTAGCTGGGCCCACCGGCATACAATCTTCCCTACCTTCGTTTTTTTTGGTACCGACCGGGTCGCCCCGGATGCCCGCAAATACTTGAAATTGTCGTACTCGATGTTGATGTAGTGGTACTCGGGTAAATTATCGTATTTATAGTTTCCCTTATGGTCGCGCTCCCCTCGCTCCTTCACCAACTTACCTTCCAGGTCGTACTCTTTGGACCAAACGAGCGAATCGTGCGAGAAATTTTGGCTGATCATGGACGATGGATACAGCGACGAATAATCGACACACGCGACCGGATTATCAATATACATCGCGCATTTGGGTGGGAGAACGATCGCCCCCTCGTACTTATCGAAATCGTGGCTTTTTTCCAGGTCCGGCATCAACATTCCGTTGATCCGGCATTTCTTCGCCACAAAACTGGTCAATTTGATCCCTTGGCCGCGGAACACCAGGAAACTGATAGGGACACTACAAATATTCGCCATCTCGGAGTGACCTGTAATAATGTCGATCTTGTTCATTAGATGGTGGACCAGGTTACAATCCTGAATACAGTATTTCGCGACGATCGCGCGGTCGCTCGAGGACCCGTTGGCTAGCCGGAAAATATCCTTGGGTGATACGTCGTCCTTCGCCATGGTCCATTTGATCGATTTCCCCTTTTCAAAGGTCTCGTGGCCCCGGATCACCAACACGTTATACTTCACCGTCTTTTCTTCGCCCTTCACTATCTCCGTGACCTCCTTCCCACGGATAATATCCAAAATCTTGAACTTATGCCCGCCCTTGTGATAGTCGGTGGTATACCCAGAAACCTCAATATGTACGAAATCGTGGACGTTGATGCCCATCAAATTTTGCGTATAGAGTTCGGTCACCTCGCCCCATTGTTCGTGCGTCAGGTGTTCGGTCCGTTTGATATCGTCGCTAATGAATTGGCCCGCCACATCGTCTAATTTATAGCTCGACATGATGAAATCCCGCCGGAAAGCTGCGTACAGGTCGATCTGGAGCCGCCCCGTCATTTTGAAATAACGGAGGTCGTACTCACCCGAGGCGATGGCGAGTTTCGTGCTTTCCAGGGTCATTTCGAGCGGATTATCACGTTTAGGTTTACAGGCCAATTCGCCAATTTTACGTGAAACTGCCATGAAATCATGGACGCATTCGTTTTCTTCGGCGCGCCGGAACATGAACTCGTAATCAAAACCGAAGATGTTGTAGCCGATCACGATGTCGGGATTTTCTCGTTGCATCACTTCGGTCCACTTCAGCAGGAGGGTTTTTTCGTTGGTGACGGGCTCGATGTCGACACCCTCTACCGGATCACAGGTGCCCAAGACGACACAATGGCTGTAATAGGGTTGCAGCTCGCCGTAGCGGAGGAAGGTGGATCCGATGAAGGTGACCTTGTCGCCCTCCAGTCGGGGGAACAGTCGGGTCAACACATCATTTGTGGTTTGAATCTTGTCATCGCGCTTTAGCTCTTTGTTCATCAATATATCGATGATGGTGTCGGGGTTGGCGGCCTTTTTCGGGGTGGGTCGCTTAGGTTGTGGCTTCGGCTCGGCCTCTCGCTCTTGGTCCTCCTGGTCATCCTCCTCGTCGTCGTGTGGGGTCTCGATGTCGGCCAGATCGACAATGTTTTCTGAGGACTCGATCTCGACCCCGCCAGCATGTTGTTTTTCGTTCATGGTTTCGAACATGCTGTCGATCGTCAACAACTTGCTGTTGTCCTCGTCGCTTGCTTGTTTTGCATTTTCGATGGTCTCCTTGATCAGTACCTGGATCAGCGCTTTCACCCGATCTTTTGCAGGGGGCTTTTTCGGATAGACCAGATCGATCCCTTCAAATTGGTCGAATCCAAACGCGGTCATGATGGATTTTTGTAGAAATTGTTGGGCTTTGGCTGTGTCCGAAATAAAGGCGGATTGTTTATTGAAGGTGTCGACAATTTGGCTCGATAACCGCTTATACGATTTTACGGGGACGGGGAAGTCGCCATTGCTCGAACTGGCCTCAATATCAAAGGAACAAATCTTAAACGGTACTCGATCTACCTTGTCATTTTCTGGCTTCAGGGCATCCAATGGACAGATGTACTCGTAGGTGCAGGTGGTCGTTTGAATCGCGGGTTTTATCACACGATTCGTGGTAAAGGAAATCCATCCGGACGGGGCGATCTCGCGGATATGGAAGAAGCGGAGAAGTGGGGGGATGTTGCCACTTTCGTATAGTTCCAGAGGTGTCCCTCCAAACTTGTACCCAATCTTCTTACGTTCCCCGCCTTCCACATACGTGTACCACAGGTTCCGGGTACGGTTCATTGTTTCTGTGTTTTTAAACGTGAGTTTGACGAACTTGTCTTTGTTACCTGCCGAGAACCCGTACAGTTTATTATGCTCGACCAGCTCGGAATTGACAATAGATTCCGCGTATTTCTTACCTAGTTTGGATTCGATGTCTTTCACCAGCTCAATACGTTCGCGGTTGGACCAGCTGTTCCCTACCAAAATGAAGAAGAACGGTTGGAAGTCCTTCACATAGATCGAACAGGTCTCACCTTTCTCATTCGCCCCAAACATCTGGATCACAAAGATCTTGTTATCTTTTTTGTAGTGGGGTTTGCCATTGTCCGATCCACTGTCGCTGTCCTCGGTCTCTTGGACCTCGTCATATACGTTGAAATCAAACAGGCGGAAGTATTTTTTTACGACCGGTTTCTTCTTGATCAACATTTTGGTGGATGCCATGCTTTATTGATTAGTGTCGTGTAGTGTTTATTAACTTTTTGCAAATAAACAGTATCAATTTTATACAATTACTTTGGGAAATTTTGCTGTTTCTTACGAGAGCTCCTTCGTCGCTCGATTTTTTTTAATGATTCGTCGTAAAAATACTCTTTCCGCATCCGCAGTCCCCACCCTTTTGTTTCTTCCCTCCAAAAAACCGCTGCATAAGTGGTTTTATGGGTTCTTGTGCGGGCTCTGGTGCAGACGCATTTCCTCCAAACCATTTTTGCATGGCTTGAGCAGTGCGTTCCCCCTGATAATACTCCAATTTACCGTTATGTACCTTATAAATGGTAGGATACCCATTCACCGTCAATTTCTCCCCCTTTAAACGGCTATTTACAAGCGCGATTTTACGGTCTTTGTGTGGATCACTGTCTTCGATTTCTAAATAGTTGTAGTTGGCACCTCGCATACTAGCTTTCATCTTTTTCCATTCGGGCAGTAAGGCTCGGCAATGGCCACACCAACTCGCATGGATAAGACCCACAGTTACTGGTTTACGGTGGTTTTTCAACGTACGCCGATTTTTACGCGAGAACCCACCCGACACCTTTTTGTTGCGATGAGCGGTTCTCTTTAGCGCCATTATATAGTAGAAAGATAAAATAATATATGATTCCAATATAACTAGTACGAATAATATGGACCTATTGCGACTATTTTTTATTCTATTTTTAATTTTGACCTTTTTGGCTGGAATCTATGTTATCCTCACGCCCCAACGTATGGTCGAGAAACTGTCAGGGGGGTCCGAGTCAGGGTCTCATGAGTCGATCGGGTCAGATTGCCCTGATCTTCTAGTGCAAAAGGGTGATCGGTTGCTCCTCTATAATAGCAAGAAGCCCGAAAGCGCCACTAACCCCATCCCCTTCTACAACCTCGACGAATACATCTATTATTTGGCTCAACAGCGTAAGAACGGTTACGACTGTCCTATCCTCTATTTACAACAGGAAAACAACGCCCAAGGTCAAGATGTTTATCGTATACGTCCGAGCCCTTTCGACCCCCAGGGTGGACTTCCCCCCATCACTAACTTGAACCAGCCTGCGGCAGCCCCTGTGGGTCCTGCGGCGGGGCCTGTTACGGTCAAAGACGCTTCGCGCGAACATGGTCCTTACAATAAAAATAATTATAGCGGTTTTGACCCGACCAGCCAGTATGTGGGGGTGTATACCAACATTGATGTCATCCACGACACGACCAAGGCAGTGCCGATGAGCGATAATCCTATGGATCCTAACTGGGGTGGGGTCGATGTGACGAATCAGGCGATCGAGTCGGGGAAATACGACGAGAACAATGTGGTGAAACCGATGCTATTTCAACCGAAAATGGCGTTTTTACCCGTGCTTAATAAGGATTTAGGTCAGCCCAAAGACGTCTACTAATAAGGGGAAACCAAGGTTTCCTCAGAAGGCCCGGAGGGCCTTCAAGGTTGAGCAGCTTTGCTGCTCTTACCCCTTAAACCCCATCCTTAATTATGTTAACCGTGATGTTAAGATAATTTACAAAGATCCTTCGCTATTCACTAAGGGATGGGTCCTAGGTTCTCAACTTCATTGTGTGGCAGCGGATTAACTACCAAAAATGTATCGGTCTCTTCGATTTTTTCCAACACCTGATTATCATAAAAGTATGTTCTTGGAATAACCCGTGTTTTGTCTTTATCGCAAAAGAAGCTCGCGATCCAGCATAGAGTACTATTACTATGAATCAATGTGGGGCAGTCGCGCATAAGAGCAAAATCGCTCTTTATATCATCATGTACCATGATCGGGGACCAAGGATCGAATATTTTTACATATGCCCTCTCCCAGTCTTCACGTAGCTTATCCGAAACAATATACAGTTTGCCTTTGGCGTCTCGGGACATTTTCTCCAAAATATCCGTATAGTAGCTAGGTGGCAAAATATCGCTGGTTTTGCCCGGCTCACCTAATAAATTTATATGTAAAAAATCATCCAATCTCAGTGACACGACAACATCGCGCGGGCCGAGCTCCAGTTTGTGGGAAGCCGTAAAAAAGTCCTTGATATATATCTTTCGCCCTTTTTCGTCGTACCAATAATCGTCACATGTTTTTATGATGTCAATCAACACCTTGCGGTAAGGGGTGAACATGTCGCTCTTTTGGAAATAGCCCGAGCAGACGATATTTTTATCTTTGACATGCTCATGTACCAGACCTTTCAGTGCAATGGTCATGTCTTCGTCATTGATAACAAGTATGTTGATATCATCACCTTTGATTTCGTGGATGGGGACGTACGTGTGACCGTAGTGCAGCGAGAGCAATTTTGCCGCCATATATTGAAATAGGTTGTTTCCGGTTCTCCCTTCTACCACGAAAGTTACAAAGGGCATCATCATTATTATCTATGTCGGATAATTTTTATATGTGTTATGATCCAAATTTTTTTTGGTGTAATGGAGAACCAGCTCTACAGAAAATATTTCTTGATGTTCTCAATACTGCTCTTACTGATCTTGCGTTGTTTACCGTTGGTTTCCATACTAATATCGTTCAAGCAATCAGGGTTCTCCCTCAACGCCATCAATAATTGGGGGAAGGTGGAGAACTTTTTCATGATGGTAATTGCCGTAACATTGCTGATTCCAGGGATCTGAGAGAGAACAATCTCACCAATGTTCTCCGGGGTCACGTTATCCTTCTTAACCTTTTTCACAAAATTACAGTAATTTGTGATGTGAATAGTGCCAGAACCACCTGCTTGTTTTTCCTCTCCTTCAGTGCCTTCTTCCACCGCGCCTACCCCACATGGTGGGGTCAATGTATTTTTGAGAACTTCTGAACGGTAATGCGGCAGACGCCCCTTCTCCAGTTCGCGGCCAATCTTCTCTGTAAGCGCCACAATCCATTCCCCGGTCTCATGTACACTCGCCGTCTTCATCACACTGAACCCCTTGAAATACGAACAACTGGCCATCGCAGAATAAATCATCTTTCTCTTGACAGGTTCTCGAATGTTGGAGAACACACCCTCTAACAAATAAATGATGGAATGCGGTGGGAGGTTGCTCGTATTGACGAGACGATGCGACTGTTCCTCGTACCGACCGTCCTTGATCGATGCCAACATATCTTCGTAGGTTTTACGCTCAATAATTAATATGGTCTGTTTATCGGCGTTTTGGATTAAAATGTCGCCGATCGGCAGGTTCTCCGTCACAACATCTATTTGTTTCAATTTATCTTCGGGGAGGTGCAACAGTGCTTCAAAGATTCTGTCGAATAACCCCCTCTCACGGATATCTACTACAATACGCATAAATGATATAATGCAATAAGAAGCCATTATATCGTTTTATAAATGTATAAACCGGTAACTCCCCATTTTTTACTAGTTAAGGGATATAAACCAGTAACAAACACCTGTTTACTAGTTAAGGGATATAAACCAGTAACAAACACCTGTTTACTAGTTAAGGGATGGGGTTTAAGGGGAAACCGTAGGTTTCCCCTTAGTGGGTACCAGGGATATTAAAATAGGTGTTAGGGTAGCCCATACCCATTGAGCCAATGGGGCGCGAAGGATTCGCCTTGAACGCGTCCTTCTGCAAGAAGGTCAAGTTCTGAATCCCGTTGCGCTTCTGGAAGTACATCGGGATCTGGTATCCACGACCCACCATGTAAGGGAAACCAGCCTTCTTGCTGCCTCCTCCTTGAGCTTGGGCAGTAACGGCATTCGAGCCCATACGGTTGCGATTAGACGCAGTAAAAGTTTTACCAGGTAAAGACGACATTTTCAATATACTATAGCTAAATATTTTATCTTGATTCACTTCGGCTGCAAAAAAATTGACGCTCTCACCTTTGTCTTTACTATTTTACCAATATCGTGAGTGTGCGACTGTGAGAACAAGTATGATGGACGATGATATCCGTATTGAAACCCATAATGGTCAGGAAACATGCATCTTCGACCCGTACAACTCCCTAAATAAAAGTATTACCGAGGAAGAGGTGAAAAACATCTTAAAGACTTACGGTATCAATGTCCCTATCTACAATATCAATTTATACAAACGCGCATTTGTCCATCGATCGTACATCAAGCGCCCCAATTTGGAGAACGAGCATAACAACATTGTGGTGGCCACTAAACCCGACGATTGTTTACCCCTTTATACTAAATCGAATGAGCGGCTGGAGTTTGTGGGGGACGGGGTGCTCGAGTGCATCACTAAATATTACCTGTATCGCCGCTTTCCCAAGGAGAATGAGGGGTTTATGACCGAGAAGAAAATCGCGCTGGTCAAGAACGAATCCATAGGTAAAATGGCTTACGAGATGGGTCTCCATAAATGGTTTATTCTTTCTAAACAGGCCGAAACCAAGCAAAACCGGACCAATCTCAAGAAACTGGGGTGTCTGTTCGAGTCCTTCATCGGTGCCATGTTTTTAGATTTCAACAAAATAACGGTGACGGACGAGGAGGGGTGGTTCAAAACGTTGTTCG